GAGAATCCACCACCGGAAACAGCGACTCGGTTAGTGCCAGGAATAGGCTGAACCTGCAATGGCTGCGGAAGTGAAGGAGCAGGCCCATAAAGCATTTCAACGTCTTTCAATGCTCGTTGACGAGCAATATCAACAGTTCCCGTAGCAATAAGCTCCTCCATGCCACCAACAGTTTGTGCAAGCTCATTAAACCGCTGTTCAACACGTTTGGCATATTCCAAACGCCTTGGATCGGGTTGCATCGTTTGTTGTGGTGCATAAGACTCAACCTGTGGCACAGGTGCAGCTTGTTGCATCATCCCCTGACCGAAACGAGCTAGAACATCAGAGGAAATAGGAGACTGCCCATAGCTCTGCCGAAGCAAATCTTGAGCATACGCATCTAGCCGTGGCATTTGCATTGGATCAGCCATATTAGTGTCCTTTAATAGGTTGGGAACAGAGGATTGATGGTAGGAAGCTGACCTGTTCCTTGTGGCATAGCAGGTTGATAATTAGATGCACCTCCAAGAACATTTATAATGTTGGAACGCCTAGTTGACAAATCTTGAGCCTGCGCAGCCCTCTGCATAGCCTGCTGCTGCATCTGGTAAGCCTGAGCCTGACGCTGCATATTAGCGATATTCATCTGCATCTGCTGTGAGGCAGCAAGGTCTTTCTCAAAAGACTGCATCTGTGGAAGAGACATTTGGCCGATGTTCTTATATCTCTCCGCAAGAGTCGGATCAATCGCTTGCCCAGATGCCTGAGAAACCTTCTCATACATGCTGTATTGCGTGGGAAGCGAGCCTTCTAGTTTGGCTTTGTCTTGTGCATTCTGCCGTCCTTGAAGGATACCACCAGCAACAGCAGATCCAGCAGTTTTGATAGCATCTCCGTAGTTTTTGCCAACCTGAAGCCAGGCATCCATGTAGCCAGCAGGAAGAACATTATATCCTCCGCTATATGATCCAAAGGGTGTTTGCATAATGTTTAGTCTTGAATGTAACTGATTTTGTCTTGTGGCGCCCACGGCACCATGTGTGAAATGTTCTCAATGGTCATTCCTAGCTTCGGGCATGTCACGAACTTAGTCGCATTTGAACGTCTATCAAGGCACCGAGTGCAGGCATGAACATAATCCACGTTATGCAGCTTATCCTGTTTCTCCTGCCATCCAGAAGCGGTCTTTTCATAGCGTCCTTCATCGTATGGAACACCGTTCCGCTCTAGGTATTCCCAGACTTCAGCATGAGTCCAATCACGGAGCGGAAAGAACATTGTAGCTTGCCCAGGAACAAAGCGAGCTTCGATCCTAGTGCCTGCATCACCGCCAAGAATAGGGTCAGAATCACAGCCCTTGTGACCAATCCAAAGTGCCTGGAATGGCTGAGTTTCCAGCAAAGCCTGCTTCGGCCTATTGAGAATATCCAAAGCACAGGTTGAAGGTTCACCTTCCACAGGTTCAACGATGCCAGTCGGACAGGTCAACCTAGTGCCGTTGAGCTGATACAGGTTCTGCACTTCAAACTCATCCTCATTCTGCTGAAATGCAGATTCCTGCGGGTGCCAAGTATGCACCAACAGCTTCCATTCACGGATGATTCGATCATGGAACTCGTATTTCCAGGGTTGCCAAGGCTCACGAAAGAAGATCACCGGCAGATTGATCCCCATGCCTCGCATGATATGAAGCAAGGCCATGCTATCCTTGCCACCTGACCAGCAGATCATGCCGTTAGGTAGCTTGGAGAATCCGTCAGCGATAAGGCTGCGTGTTTTGTCGAGTTTGGTCATCAGATTAGGACTGCTCCTACCATAATGCCAGCACTTGCACCAGCACCAATCATGGCACTTTTGTTTGCAGCATTTGCAGCACTAGCAGCAGCACTTCCCTGGCTTTTCTGTGCGGAAATATCCATGGCCATTTTTGATTCAGGATTGAAGAAACCTGTGCCGCTATACTGATCAGAAACACCTGTCAGACCCATCAGATTCTGCAAGCTGCCGCCGCCCATCATGGTCTGATAGTATTGAGGCATTCCAGAGGATTCAAGCTGGCTAGCCACCTGGCCGGCAAGACTCTGACGCTGCTGAAGTCGTTGCTGTCCCAGGCCATATTGGTTCAGGATTTCTGCGCCAACTGCTCTGTTGGTCAATCCAAGACCACGGTTAGCGAATGCAGCACGGCTAGCCTGCTGTGCCTGTCGAGTCTCTTCAGGTGTTAGTTCTGTTCCTGCTGCAAGCTGCTGTTCAGCCTGGCTTTTGAGACCAGAAAGCAATCCTTCAGTGCCTGCTGCCTGTCGGAAAGTCTGGACATACTGAGGAGCAAACTGGCCTAGCTGCTTAAGTTCTTCCTGACGCAATGCTGCTGTGTCTGCCGCCTCCATTGCCCTGTATTCAGGAGCAATCTGGGAAAGAATGCCAAGGTATCCTTGCTGATCACCGGTGCCTAGAAGCGAGCCTTCCAGCCCTTTGAGCTTCATTTCAGTGAAGGCTGGCCCATACTGACTTTCCAGGGAAAGCAGTTTAGGTGCAATCTTGGCCTGAGCATTCAGAGCACCGATCATTTGTGCCTGATAGGAAGGCACCTTTGGAGAACTAGCTTTCGATCCCATTGACTTTAGTTTTTAGAATGTTGAATGAATAGGCGTGAAAACGCTCCTGACCATGCCGCTGAAACACGATAAAGTCCAGAGGATACGGGCATATCCTGAGCATATCCTTCATGCTGCCTGCTGCAAGGTGGATAAACCAGGCATTGTGACTGTCAGTTTCGGTGAAGATGGTCTTTCCGTCCCAGAATGCAGGCTTGGCAAGCAGGAAAGAGTCAGGAGAACACCAGACAAAGCCGCCCTTGATGTATTCAGCCAGAAGTTCATGGAAAGGCGTCTCTCCATCAAACTTGGTGAACCATCGAAGAGCTTTTTGCCAGGGTTTCATTAGATGTCTCCAAATACAGTGAACATCATAGAGCCATCAGCTTCAACCAGTGAAGTGTAGTTTGAGGTCAGGCTGAATTGCTTTGTCGTTTTATCAAAGCCGGTGGCACCGATAATATTGCAACAAGTTGTTCCATAGCCTACACCATCATCACGCGAGAAGGTTGCGATGATCACATAATTAGATCCAGAAAACTCTGTCGTTAAATTGAATACAACGTCTGACCCTGTTGTTGACTCTTTAAACGCAGATGAAATACCTAATGCGTTGCCAACTCCAAGTGAATACCATTCAATGCCAACACTTGAAAGAGTGTTGGTGCTAGTGGTTTGAATTGTGAACTGATCAGCGTTTGGAACGGTTTGGATTTGATACCATCCATTCGTGAAGGTTCCTGTTCCTGTCAGTTTTAGGTATAGAGCATCCCCAACTCGCAACCCATGATTGTTTTTGTCTACATAAGCAGTAGTGCTACCTAATCTGAAAATGCTAGCTGTGACAGTAGTGGTGTCTATTGGTTTAATAGAAACCAATCCATAAAGTCGAGGAAGCACCACGAAAGGAACTGTTTTCAGCTTGTTGGAGTCGGAGGAATCCTTGATCAGGAACTCATCACCGTTTGCGACATTGGTCTTGGCAAGATTAACAACTACATTTCCCTGAAGGGTTCCAGCCAGAGTAGATTGAATCGTCGCCGTCTTGGCATACCAGTAAATGTTTCCAGAAGTAGCACCGCTATCAGCAACAGTGAAGGTGAACGTGTCTACATTCGTCACTGTGATCGAGTAGCTTCCTGAAAGCGTTGGATTGTTGTCAACATTGAACCAGAAGGTGTTTCCTGTGGTTAGCCCATGAGCTACTTTCGTGACTGTCATGGTAGTTGTTGACCTGGCATAGGTGCCAGAAATAACAGTCTGCCCGATGGTGCTATTGTCATTCAGGACAACAGGCTTATTGAAAGTAGCGGTTGCGCCAAAACTAGAGGCTGCGTTGAAGGTCGCTGAATCTGTGTCAGCATCGCCAATGGTAGTGTTTCCGCCAACGGTCAGGTTGCCAGTCACAGCAGCGTTAGTGCTAACCGTCAGAGCATTAACCGTTGTCGCTGGCATGTTTGCTGCCAGGTTCTCCAAAGTCACCTTTTTGACAGCAGCATCACTAACGTCATTGACTAGGAACTCATCAGCACTCGCAGGAGTTGTCAGACCAGTCTGAAGTCCAATGAAGTCAGGAAGCGGGGATGCTCCTGTGACATGGTTGTTAAGATCGGAAGCTGTGAGCGTCTGACCGGTAGTGAAGGGGGAAACCCCAGATTGAAGGCGAGCCATATTATTCAGAGGAGACTAGATTGCGACCAGAGATTGTTGCATCAAGGGAATAAGAACGCAAGACTGGCCTTCCTGCATTGCTCTGGAACAGAATATCAGCGGCATAGCCTCTGCGTCCAATCCTTGTTCGGATCGTTTTGTCCTCGTCAGTCTGGGAGGCAAAGCGAAGAAGGTCAACAGTGGCGTCTGGGTTGGTAATGACCACGGAAATCGTTACGTCATCACCGGCATTCAGCACAAAGTCAGTCTGCAAGCCGCTGAAACGCTTCTCGTCAAAGGTCTTGAAGTTGTAGCGACGGCTTAGAATCTGCCCTTCAATAGGATGCTGGATTGAACCTTCAGCGAATACGGCAGTAGTCGAACCAGTATCGGAACCAAGTTCACAGGTGCCGATGATAGGCGTTCCAGTGCCGTCATTGACGGTGTCCTGATCTGCCTCTTCCAGCAAGAACCAGTTCGTTCCAGATACAGCAAACATGCGTTTACTGCTGCCATACAGAGCCTGCATCAGGTTCCTTGGACTGTTCTGCACAGGGTAATTATCCAGCGATTCCCAGGCTTGATTCAGTAGCGAGTAGACGAGGATCGCATTATTCCTTGTCGAGGTATCCAGAGGAACGGCTAGGTAATAGCGATTGTTCCAGAATAGACCGCAGGAGAAGGAGGAATAATTAGCGTTAATTCGGTTAACTATATCGCTGATCGGTTCCGAAAGAGGACGCTGATCACCGATTAGCTTCAGGTCTAGCGTATGGGAAAGCTGATAGACTCCACGATCTGACAGGAAGAACACCTGCTGACCTGCAAGCTGAATGCTGCGACGAGCAGAGCACCCAAACTGGTTCGTTAGCGTCTGAATGAATGAGTCAGAGTTGATGCCTGGATCAATAGTCGCAGCAATCGCAGGAGGAGGAAGGTAAGCATAATAAATGCTATTCCGCTGGAAGATGAGAAACTTGTCCTCCTGAAACGGAGTGAAGCCAACAATGTAGTCATTTGCACCAGTATTGATCCTGAACTGATCCAGGCTTACATCAAAGACGTTCGGTTCGTAGTAGTTCGATGCTGCAATCTCATCACGACTTACGCAAAGGACAATCCTGCCCTGGAAATACATCCCAAAGTCAGCAGGAGGCATACAGACAGCATCACCGCCTTGAAGATAAGGATACTGCGTTCCCGTGTCCTGCTCAACTACGCTGACCGTCGAGCCATTCCAGACCAGTGCAGCCTTAGCCTTGATGCTGGTGAATGTATTATGACTATCACTTCCAAATGTGGTCGTTACGTAAGTCAGTGTCGTAGCAAGTGGAACACTCTCAACAAAGAAAGAACCAGACAATTCGTGATGGCTTGGAACGTAGATGATAATTTCATCTCCTACGCTGTATCCATGATTCGTTCCACCAAAGTCGAGTGTAACCGTTGATCCCGTTCTGCTAACTTTTGATGATCCAGTTGCACCTGTTACTGTAAGAGAACTGTTCCGACTGTATCCACGAAGAATATAAATCCTATCGGCTGCTTGGAAAGCATCGCAAGGGTCTGTTGCGTCAATGTCACGAACATAGGTCGTTGAACTGATTGTTCTGGAAGGGAAGTCATACTTGCTCGATGTGTTCCCTGTGGCTGTATTGTAAGTATACAAGCCATCGGAAGTCACCAGAATCAGGTATTCAGTGCCGTTGGTGTCGAGATAGGTGCAGCTAGTGCGGAAATCCGCATTGCCGTTGATCATGCTCGAAAGCGTCAAATCCTTACAGCCTGACCGAACAGCAGCATTGCCCCTGTCCATTCGCATGTTCTTTGCGAGCTGGACAAATCCAGGCTGGATATTCACCGGATTGTCACGGCTTGCCATGCCGACAAATCCAGCGTCACCGTCTGTCTGATAAGGGGAATTTGGCATGGTTTAACTTTCCATCTAAAAGGAGGCAATCAAGCAGTTGCCTGAAAGTGCATGGCATCTCTGCCCCAGAATGCACCGGCAGAAAGCCAGCCTTCCTTGGCAAAGGCTTCCATGACCTCAAAAGGCATCGTAGCGACGATAGGCCAGGAGACGCTATTGCCGTTTTTGTCAGGGCAGAAGTCCACGGCTGCACCTCTAGCGTGCATACTTGGCAGGCTTCCGTTTCTCATCGTGCGGTTGTTGAAGCATCCAGCATACTCTGCCAGAACCTCAGGATTGCTCTTCTGAATGCTCTGAAGCACCCTTTTCAGCGATTCTGCCACTTTTGCATGGCATCTGATACTATGAACAGCCTTTCCTTCGTATTTGAGGCCCATTCCAGCCACTTCAAGCACAGTCAGCTTAGATTCATCGCCAGGATCACCAAAGAAGGCAGAAAGGCTTTTCTGGTCGCTCTTCGGCCAAGGGTTAGGGGACGGCATCAGTCTCCGCAGATACTTCTGGCAAGCAGCAATGGACTTTGGCCCCCAGAAACCATCAGGCTCTGTGCCAATCTTTTCCTGAATGCGCTTGATGCCGTATTGAGTCACTTCTTCGGAGTGATAGCGACTAGAGCGATGCCAGCAGCAGCCTGGACAAGATCACCAACGGCACCAGCGAGTTCAGGAGGCAGAGGAACGCCAAAAGCGGTCAGGATAGTAGCAATGCCAAGCCAGGTGGATTTCTCTTTGAGTTTGGAGAGGAGGAGTTTCATGGTTACTTTTTAGCTATGCTTTTCAGCGTTTCGAGTATCATCACGGTTCTTTCATCTAGCCTGTTCAAGACTGCGCTCTGCTGTTTGTCTGATTCCTGAAGTTGTATGATGTCGCGTTGAGCATCTTCAATCGCCGCCGCCTTAGCACTTGCAAGCCATGTGACATAGCCTGCGGTGCTGAAAGCGGAAAGCACAACAGTGATCCAAGCTGTGTTGATCTTGATCAGGTTGCTCATTGCTCGTCAATCTGTTTTGCTGCTGCGAACCATTCAGCAACTTGTTCCTGGGTTTTGTTGAGTGCAACTCTGAACTGGTCAACCACAGGATGAGTGCTTCTCACTGTCGGTGCTTTGTCCCACCAAGTCTGAGCCTGGAATTTCTGGTTTACATCGCTGATCTGACTGATCCACGCACTAATCTGAATGCAAATGTCACGACCCATGGCAAGACGTAGCGCAGCCATAGTGACCGAAACGGCAGGCATTGGCCTGTTTGCCCAAGCTGCTTCAATCTCAGCCTCGGTGGGTTTCGGCGTGCCGTCGAGCATTACCAGTCCATCGTAGGTTTCAGGGTCGAGTTTGAAAGATGCACCTGGGCAGGCCAGTGCTACGGCTTCAGCGAGGTTGTATGATGGGACTGGCATGTTAGGTTCCTACCTCCATAAGGAGGATGGTTGATGAGGCACGGCTAAAAGTAGCCGCATCGGTGTCGGTATGACTCCTATTTAGGTAAACCGTAGATGAAGTATTTGAGGCAATTTCTATCTCATAGGTCAGAGCCGAGGTTGACGCCGGGGAGTCCAAATACTGAATAATGGCTGATTGAATGGCGGCAGCGTTGTTGGCGGCTGACTGAGCGGTAACCCTGGCCCGACTGCCTGCCGTGTCGCCTTGAATCAAGATGCTGCCGCTTTTTGTGAGCCTAATGTTTGTCCAATTAGATGTGTTGCCGCCACATGACAGCATAGCAAGCACAAGCACTTTTGACGAGCTAGACGAAGGCGTAATACTTCCGCTAAACACGCTGCTGAAAGTTTGTCCGGTAACGCTCGCCGTGTCCGTCTTGGTCGCCTGGACAACCTGAAGAATCTTGCCGCCTCCACTCGCTGAAGGCGTTGCCCAGGTTCCATCACCACGCCAGAATGTCGAGGAACTTGCACTGGTTCCGCTGTTGAGATTGCCAACTGGAAGGTTGCCGCTAACTCCGGTTGAGAGAGGCAGTCCTGTGCAGTTCGTCAGTGTTCCACTGGAAGGCGTTCCTAATGCGCCACCGCTAGTTAGATAGGTTCCAGCAGCTTGATAAATCCCGTCGAAGTAAGTCTTGAGCGTTGCCTTAACGTTAGCCCAGGTGACCTTTTTCAGCACGTTGCTCGCAGCCGAGTCAATAAGTGCAGTCGTGTCAGCATCAACAGGTGTCGTTTTTGCCGTAGCTCCATGAATAGCAGAACCAACATTTCCTGCATCTGTCACGTCAGCAGCAGCTTCAATGCCGTCGAGCTTAGTGGCATAGGTTGAGGTCATCAGACCGTCCTGGCTAGCAGTGGCATCCCTGATCTTATCTGAGCCACCTGTGACATGGCTGGAAGCATGACTGGTTGGTGTCCTAGCGTTAGACAAACGAGAGTCATCACCAGCACAGACGGTTCCAGCGGTGGTTCCAATGTCACCTGGCTGAAGTGAGGAATCAGCAAGATTTCCCTGAGCTGCTGTTGCAAAGGCAGTTGTGTTCTCGTTTGCAGCAGTCCCCAAAGCATTCACCGCAGCGATTGTGCTGTTCAGCTTAGAGCGAACAGAAGAACCTGCTTCACCGTTTGAAATTGTTCCGATTGGCATAAAAGTTAATCAATCCAAGTTTCGCTGTCCAACCAGACGCCAGGATCATCCCAAAGACCCGTTGCAAGTATCCAAGTGCCTGTTGGAGCAATATCGCTCACAGCAGAGGGTGATGCAACCAGACTGATATTGAGGCAAAGAGCGTGCATTATGTTCCTGGAATAAATGCCGTTGCTGTGTTGCTAGAAGGCCCGTCTCCTGCGTTATTAAATGGCACGATTCTGAAATACCACGATCCCTCGTCTCCAACACTAACAGTGTAATCAAAGAAAAGGGAGTTTGTCGAAGCATCTCGATTGAACGAAACGCCATCTCGACTAGTCTCGACGGCATAGCTAAATCCTTCCGAATCCGTCTTATTGCTGGCCGTCCATTCAAGGTTAACCGTGTATGACGTAGATGCAACATCAGCTGTCAGAACTGGCGCAACAGTCGGAGGCGTAAGCGGGCCAGAGTCTACAATAGACCCTGATCCTCCTACATGCAGCGATAGAACGAGACCGTTCACAGCTTACATTTTGTATGCACGAACCTTGCCGCTGGTGAGAGTAAAGGCAGTAATGCCAAGACCATTGTAAAGGATGGTGCCAGCAGGAATGCTGAAGCCGGTCATCGCATCACCAGACTTTGCATTTTCGGTGAACGTGCTGAACTCAGCAGCTTCAAGCACCTGAATAGCGTAGAACTTACCAGTGACGGCAGTGGTTCCAGTTTCGACAACAACACCAAGAGCGGCACCGCTATGACCTGAGATTTGGACGTTTGAATTCATTGTTTAGTAAGTGTTAATCATGTTCATGCGTCTGATCTGACCTTCAGCACGCAAAACCCTATCAATCTGAAGCATTTTGACGTTTTCAGCTTCAGCTTCTGCCATCGCAGCATTGTCAATCTGTCCTTCCGTCCTCAGATAGTCGGAGAACACGGCTTTAGTGACGTAATCACCGCAGAAGTAAGGGACTTTCACCAGTGACCAGCTATTCGGTGTCGAGGTAGGTGACTGTCCCTGAGTCGTTGCCGTTGTGCAGGTATAGAAGTTGCCAGAAGAAGCGGCAGTCGTGGAAGGCAAATAACTTCCTGTGTTCGTTCCGCTGTCAAAGTAGACCTGTGCGCCAACGGAATAGACCGAGTTAGCATTGTAGGACTCGCCAAACAGGTCAGGCTTTGGCAAGCGATACTCAACCCAGACTGGCGTTGTGCTGTCCATGATGATGATTCGGCGGTTAGTGCCATCGTCATCGAGATAATAAGCCACAGGAACAGCCCTTGCTGTGACTTTAGGGTTGAGAGTGTAGACTTGCAGGATGTCACCCATGCTGCTCGTCAAGTTGATGTATTGAACGCCTTCGCTGTCTGTCGTGGAACTCATCTCAGCCACCCTGACAATGTCAGGCCATGGTTCCTGCTCCCAGATGTGAGCAATGCGCTGTGAAGCAAAGTCACGCACCATGCGAAAGGTGCTGTCTTGGATTGCACTACGATCAAGACCGCACAAAGTGACGGCACGATAAAGAATGTCGCTGAAATTGATCGTTCTCACGCAAATACTTTACGGTATTTAACCTGGCGAGTCGAGGACGGTTCTGAAGCAAAACCAAACTGCATCTTGGTTCCTTTGGAGTTGACCTTGCAGTAAGGGTTATTCTTCTCGTATTCGTTCAAGAAGTTAGGGTCTTTCCAGCAGTCGTATCCCAGACGCTGACCCCAGTAGTGATATGAGTCAGGATCAACACGCATCCTGAGCCTTCCGATTCCTTCAAGGCTACGGTGTTCAAGGTTATTCACCCTTCCGACCTGTTGCGCTCGTGCCTCCGCTACCACCTTCCGAAAGTTCCAGCCCGTCTTGAACTCTTTAAGCATGTCGCGTTGTAGTTCTTCAGGGATGGTTTCAATCATAGGTGATAGCGGAGTTGTGTTACGAGGACGCTAGAACTTAGGCAGGGTCAAATTTTCCCAGTCCAAGGGGATTTTTGACCACGAGACCCGCGACTGCTTTTACGAGCCGCGCCGGGCCACCACCAGCGTCAGGAAGTTCCGTGACTTCAGGAAGGTTCGTGTAACGAAGTTCCAGAAGTTCCATGTCGAGCACATAACCGTTGTCGGCGTCTGGCATGAACAGGGAAGGATGCAGCTTGATGCGACCGAAGTCACCTTCAAAGATGTCAACGCTGGCGATGTAGGCATCGCTGTTGGCATCGCGGCTGAAGGTGCGGATGGCAGTGCCACCGGCACCAGTAACACCAACAGTGCTGGTGCTGCTGAGGGTGGTGGTGAACAGCAGGTTGCTGAAGGCACGCTTCAGGTTGGTGCCGACCACACCGTCATATTCCTTGAACTGACCAGTCTGGCCATAGATCGAGGTAAGAACAGCCTGGATGTTCGTTTCTGTCAGGCTAGCGGTTGCCGTGGTGGCAATGCTGGCAGAAGGCGTGCGATAGGCAGAAGGAACCTGAAGAACAGAACCGCCGCTGGTGCTGATCCATTTGCCAAGAGCTTTGGTCTGGTAGGGATCGGTGCCATCGTCTAGCTTGGCGTCATTGTCGCTGGAAACCGTGGCTTCCATGTCACGCTTCAGGAGCTTGATGCCTTTGGCGACCATGCCAGCGAGTTCATCACGCAGACCGGCGACAACAGACACGTCAACAGCCAGAGGCGAAACGCGGATTGCACGCTGGAACACCTGGATGTAGTTGCTGATGATAGCACGACCAGAGTTCAGGTTTTCATAGCTGGAAACGTCAACACCGTCAACGCTACCAGTGGTAACGGCGGCAGGCATGTTGTCAGCCTGCCACTGAAGCAGGGTGTTGCCAGGCTTGTTGCCCTTAGGGGCCATGGAGACGATAGGAGTGTCCTTAGCGTCAACGAGGGAGATGTAGTCAGCAAGATCTTCGCGCTTGCCAACCTGAGAACGTTCAAAAAGAGCGGCCATAATAGTTAGTTTTCTTTGATTTGAGTTTTAGAGGAACCTTTCAGCGATTAGTGCCTTGAGGTTGTTTTCATTTGGTGACTTGCGGAAACTTTCTTCAGCGAACTTGGATTTCACAGACTTTGGAGTAAGCGAAGCCGGTGCAGATGTTGCCTTGGGTGCCACAGGTGCCTTCTTAACAGGTTGCGGTTGCTTCTTGCTGTTGCTTTCCCGCATCTTCCGCCCTTCGATCATGTCACCAATGGAGACTTTGAAGTCAGGGAACTTCTGAATTTCTGGGAATGCCTCAATAATCTGCTTTGCGAACTGGTATTCAGGCGACTGCCGCTGTTTCCAGAATGGATACATCTTTTCAGCTTCAGCATCATACTGCTTGCGAACTGCAACGTATTGAAGCTGTGCAGGAAGATGTTCTTCCAGTGCATCAACGGCATTCAGGCGAATCTTCCTAACTTCTTCAGCGGAATACTCGACTTCCCTGCCATCTTTGCCGGTAACAATCGCGCCATCAGGATTCTCTTCGGCCCACCGTCTGACCTGTCGAGCGTTCTTGATCTCATCCTGAATATCGCGTTCAGATTGAAGCGCAAAATACGGGTTAAGGTCTTTTCCAACAGGTATCACCTCTCTTTCGACAGGCTTGTCCGTGGATTCCAGCTCTTTCAGTCGTTCAGTTAGCTCATCAATCTGCTTTTCAGCTTCCTTTCGCTTGGCAATTAGCTTGTCAATGCGCTTCTGGACACCTTTTGGCAGGTTTTTAGAGGTCTGTTCGGCTTCATCCTCCGTCTCCTTCTCCTGTTCAGCAGAATCAGCTTCTTCAGAGTCGGTTTCAGATTCAGTTTCAGAAGCATCATCTTCCATTTCCGGTTGAGCATCTTCTGCTTCACCGTCAGTTTCAGATTCAGTTTCTGTCTCAGTCTCAGCCTGAGCGGGCTGCTTTTCTTCATCAGCGAAAAGGGACTGGCGGAGCAAGCCGGTCAACTGTTCAGTGTCTATGGGCTTGTTTGGCATCGTGATTTTGGAAGGTTCACTAACCGTTTCGGAGTTATCGGGCATGTGGCAGACTGTTTAATGACTGTTCAGAAGTCGGAGGCATGGTTTGTGAAACCAAGAAACTAGGAGAATGCTAATATGCAGCGAAAGTGACTCAAGGGTTAAATTTAACCTCTGCGCCTGCTCTTTCTGCATAGTCGTTAATCAC